TGACACAGATCGCATTCCAGCGTAAAATATCAGATCGTGGAATGACTGTAGTCGGTCTTGGTTCAAAGGCAGAAATTCAAGGACGTGTACTTGTTCCACGCGCTGTACAAACAGGCGAGGTCGACTGGGGTCTTGCTTCACGCTACTCTCGCGGTTAGGAACTAATATGCGCAAGCATAACACGACACGTAAGGCATTGCCACTCATTCTTTTTATTATCGTAGCAAACTCAACAGGAGCCTTTGCGGCAGATAAGCCAACAACATTTGCAACGGTAGACGCTGGAATTAAGGCGTTAAAGGTTGCGCCTGATGTTCGTGTAGGTTACGCGCGCTCAAACTTTAAGCACTGGTCAGATCTTGATAAAAACGGCTGCAGCACACGCAACGACGTGATCCTTCAAGAGGCGTTGGTAAAGCCTAAGGTTGAAGCTGGTTGCAAGATCGTTAAGGATACAGGCAAGTGGTACTCCGCATATGACGGATTAACAGTTACAAATTTTTCCGCGCTAGACGTTGACCACATGGTTCCTCTAGCCGAGGCTTGGGATTCAGGCGCAAGCAAGTGGGACGCTGCAAAGCGCGAGGTATACGCAAATGACATGGGAGACGTTAACGCGCTGATTGCTGTCACCGCAGCGACTAATCGTTCAAAGTCAGATCAGGATCCAGGAGACTGGCTACCTGCAAAGGATGTTTGCACGTACATAAAGAATTGGGTTCATGTAAAATTGCGTTGGTCACTTACAGTTGACGATAAAGAGCTTAAGGCAATCAAGGACGCAAACGCAAAATGCCCTAAAACTAAGATCTCTGTTGTTATAGTAAAATAATAGATTATGTCTGCTGTTTACGCTCTCGTGTCGTCTGGTGAACCAGACATAGTTCGCTATGTTGGAAGAACTAAACCAGACTCACCGGAGCGCCGTCTTAGAGATCATAAGAACGATGCTAAGGCTGGTGGGAAGTACCACGTTCACAACTGGATTAGAAAAGTACAAGATAGCGGGAACACTGTAGTTGCCGTAACTTTAGAGTCTGATCTTACCTGGGAAGAGTCTGGTAAGAGAGAAATACATTGGATAGCATACTATAGAGAACAAGGCTTTGATCTAACCAATATGACCTCCGGTGGTGACGGTGCTCCTAACCTATCGGAAGAAGTTCGTTTAGCCATGTCTGCTAAAATGCGTGGAAAAGGGCACCCGCAGTCAGAAGACACAAGAAGAAAAATAAGTGAAACACGTAAGAAGTTAAAAATTAAAGCTTCAGATGAAACTAAAGCAAAGCAAAGAAAAGCAAAACTAGGAAAGCCAGTTTCTGAAGAAACTAAAATAAAAATAAGTAAAGGAAGCACTGGAAGAAAAGCTTCTGATGCTGCACGACAAAAAATGTCAGCATGGCAAATTGGTCGAGTGTTGTCAGACGAGCATAAAGAAAAAGTAAAGAACACACTAAAAGAATACTACTCAGAGGAGTCAGGTAGACTTCCTGGCGGAAGAAAGAGAAAATCATGAGCGAAAATACGTATAACGCGCCTGCGCCATCAGCAGCCGTGCCGCAAGGAACAGCTGCACGTCTTATCCAGGTAGCTTTATCTCAAGTGGGTTACTTCGAAGGGCCCAAAGATAATGCCACGAAATACGGGGAGTTCACAAAGGCAAACTTCTTGCCATGGTGTGGATCATACGTAATGTGGTGCGCAAACCAAGCTGGAGTTAAGGTACCTAATACCGTTTCAACAGTCGCAGGCGCAGACGGATTTAAGAAAATGAAGCGTTGGTATGATAACGACGGAGTAAATACTCCACAACCTGGCGACATCGTTTACTTTGACTTTCCAGGCGACGGCGTAGACCGCATCTCGCACGTAGGTATCGTCGTAAAGGATAACAAGGACGGCACTATGATCTGCCTAGAGGGAAACACATCAGGTAACGCTAAGGGCGACCAGCGCAACGGCGGGGAAACCTGCAAGAAGGAGCGCGGTTATCTAAAGAACAACAAGAAGAAGCTTGTTGTCGGTGTTGTAGGTTGGGGTCGTCCAGACTACGCGGGATCTGCAGCTGCTCCAGTTGCGGTTAAAGAAGTAAAGGAAAAGGACGCAACCGGCAAGATTTATCCTGGAGAAAGTATTGATCCCGGCGAGTCTGGTATTCATGTTAAGACCGTGCAGGCAGCTCTTGAGATCAAGCCAGCCGACGGTCAATTCGGTCCTGTCACAAAGAAGGCTGTCATGGCGCACCAGAAGGCTAAGAAGCTACCTGTCACCGGTATCGTTGATGCAAAAACTTGGAAATCTATTACGGGATTACCTATAAAGTAGACCTTTTAGGTATATAGTAATACTAGTTTTTGGTGTCCCGGGAGAGAACGCCTAAAACATAGAGAGCCGGATAGCGCGAGTAATCGCGCGTCCGGCTCTATACTTTTAGAATTATAAATGCAATGTCTAGTATCTTTTACTACTAGTAAAAACTAGTTAAACATTTTAGATAATAAGAGCTGCTGCTTCTTCTTCAGTTAAGCCGAGAGCAGCAAGTTTAGCGAGAGCAGATGCTTTTACTTGTTCTTTAGCTGCTAACTCTGCTTGATGTACTTCCCAGTCGGCTTGTGCTTGTACTTGTCTTTCTAAATGAGCAGTTAGTTCTTCTTGCGTCATAGGGCGTTCAATTTGTTCCCCTGTTTCGCAATTTATGTCGGCTATTGTGTATATCTCGGTCATTTTATCTCCTATGCTTTAGTGAAACCGTACAATTGAAATGTTGAGCCAGTTTTGAAATTAGTACCTGAGTTTAACAAAAGTGCAATGCTTGAGATAGCGGCTGTGTTATTCCAATATAGTCCTTGTATTGTAATAGATGACTCGAAGCCCGTACCATACGCTGAATTACCAACTGCAAAACCTGTTTTTGTAACGCTTGTATTTTTGTATTCAGGAATAACAATACGACTAATGCCAAATATATTGCTTTGATTATTGTCACCTGAAATAGAACAAAAACCAGTAAAAGTAGAAGAGTTTACACTGCCATTTTCTGTAGTTAAATATCCACTTAGAACTTGAAGCGAGGAATAAGCATAAGCGCCAGCGGTGCTATTTCCGTTATATCTTAAAATAACAAAATCGTTGGGTTGGGTGTGAGTGCTTCTTGCTTGAATCAATAATTCAAGATGTGTATAAGTGCTTGGAATACTGCTAAAGTTAATACTTGCAGTATTGCTTTCAAGTGTTACTGATTCAATTAGTTGATATGTCTGCGCCATTACGCTCTCGCTATTCCAAATAGAGATAAAGTTGTTCCTGCCGCATAAGTGTTGCCAAAAATATCGTCAGAAATTGAAATTGAAGTTACTGCTGAAGTTAGAGTCTTATTAAGTCCATTAAGAATAGTAGCCTCTTGATTTGCACCACCTGTTTGCGCACCGCTAAAGCGAGCATCAATTAACTTTAATCGAGAAGATGCATAATCCATAATATTATATTCAGCAAAAAACCAATTTGTTGAACCTGCTGTATAAGAACCTGCTCCAGTCCACAATCCATTTTTGTCATTATTTGTGCCACCTGTACGAGAAGCAGCACCGCTACTCATATAAGTGGTGTTGTAGTTTGTAGCTGAAACGCCATTCAAACGCAGAACAGGGATGTTATTTGTACTAGCATTGCCACTACTTTTAAAGACAAAATACGCTTTCAAATCTGTATAAGACCCGGGTATGCTTGAAATGGAAATAGAACTTGCCGCACTCCCTAAAGTCACAGAAGCAATACTATCAAATGTAACAGCCATGATTATCCTAACTTATTCCATATAGAGCAAAAGTACAACCCGCTACAGGATCGCCCATTGATGAGCCAAATTGAAAACTACTTATTGCAGCTGTTGAAGTGTTTATCCATGTAGTTTCTCTCATTCGAACGTTAGTACCTGCAGGATTAGTAGAGAAATATTCATAGCGAACAATTTTTCTTTTTGAAGTATCTGAATAATTAAAGTGTGTAAAAATGTGGGTATCTCTATAATTTGCACTTGTGTTTCCTGTAGCAAGCACCTCTATTTTATTTGTTCTATTTAATGCATCACCATTTGGACTTGGATTGCCGCCATTGAGTGATTCAATAGCTTGTTGTGAAAAACGATTAGAGAAGTCACCGTTGATATAAAAATACCACTGGTCAGGCATAGAATCAGTGTTACTTTGCGCTGATATACGGAATTGTAGATGACGGTATGTTTGCGGAATAGAGTTAAAACTTCCACCAGGAGTAAGAGTTCCCCATGCTGTCGGTGTTGTTGGAGTCGAATAAGAAGAAATAGAATTAAAAGCAAAAGGCACAACTGGAGTTACAGAGTTGGATGCACTAGACGCTGTTGAAGTTCCATTAGCGTTAGTTGCAGTAACTGTAAATGTATATGCAGTTCCATTGCTCAATCCGGAAACTGTAATAGGTGAAGCGCCAGTGCCTGTAATACTTGAAGGCGATGAGGTCGCTGTAAACGTGCTTATAGCGGCACCGCCTGTTGCACCTGCTGTGTAAGCAACAGTTGCACTTGCGTTGCCCGCCGTGGCAGACCCGATTGTAGGAGCCTGAGGAACTGTGGTTGCAGTGATTGAGTTAGACGCACTAGATGCAGCAGATGTGCCTGCAGCAGATGTCGCTGTAACTGTAAATGTGTAGGATGTGTTGGATTGCAATCCAGTGACAGTTAGAGGGCTTGATGCACCGGAGGCTGTATAACTTCCTGGGCTAGATGTGACTGTGTAGGAAGTAATAGGTAACTTACTTGTAGGCGCTGTGAAAGTAACAGTAGCGGAGCCGTTGTTGTAGGCGCGACCTGAGCCAGCATCAGTTGCTGTACCAATAGTTGGAGCAACTGGTGAACTCTTTGCGCCTGAACCTTGCGCTCCTAGAATTGGCATGTGGTTATTCTATCCTATTTTCTTTCGTCTGATTGTTGATCTAGCACATACTTAATGCTAGAAGCAGACCATTTCCGTAAGCAGTAGGAATGCCTTCAACGTCAAGCATCCGCGCTATTACACGAAGAGAAAGACCTTTTTCTCGTTCTGCTACAATACGGTTGCGGATCTCATCTGAGATTAGCTGCTTGGGTCCTAGGTCTACACCCCATACTTGCCCACTGTCTCGTCTGTGTTTATGTACATCTTTTTGACGCTCTGCAATGATACCTCGTTCCATCTCAGCAAGAGCAGACATGATGGTTGTTACGAATCTGCCTTGGTAGGTTGAGGTATCGAGGTTAAGGTCAAGAAGAACTAGACGCCAGTTGTTCTTAGCCGCGCGGTCTACGATTGACAAGAAGTCGGTGGTAGATCTTGCCAGTCTGTCAATGCGAGTAACAATCAAAGCCTGTGCAGTTCCATTATCTAATCTAGTTAGCGCTTCACGTAGTACAGGTCTGCCTGTAATTGACTTACCACTACGGCCTTCTTCAAGCAAGATCTCTACGCTTGTGAAGCCTGCAAACTCGGCCGCATTACGTAAAGTCTTCTCCTGAGCTTCCATACTCATGCCGTCATTAACCTGCATCTGTGTGCTGACTCGGGCGTACAAAAGGGCATGTTCTACCTGCTTTTCAGGCTGTACATTCTTAGTCAAAAACAGTACCTTCTATCGCTAATGTACAATATTTGAATACCTACAACTATACAAAGACATTGTACACCCTTAAGGTCAAGGATGTACGGATTTTAACAGGGTTTTTACGCGCTATAAAGGCGTTGGATACTAAATAGTAGTGTATCCGTAGTAAGCAGTCTGCGATGCGCCACTAGTGTTGGAAATTGTAAAATCAAACTTATTACTAGTAGTTCCCGCATACGTAGCATCTGTACTAATTGTACCTGCTACTCCTTTAATCTGATTAGGTATGGCAGTTATTGAAATAGGACTTCCACCGCCCGTATAGTTCCAAGCGTACTGATAGCCTATTGCCGCTACATTAGTATTTGTCACAGTGGCTGTAGCATTCCAAACTATAATACCGTTAGGTATACTCGCCCTGACCCACATGGAGTACGTGCCACCACTTGGAACTGTAAAACTGTAGGTGTTAGTTCCTGTAGCAATAGTCCATGAGCCCGTGGTCGCAGCTGAACCAGTAGCGCCAGTTGCCCCAGTATTTCCTGTAATACTTGCGCCTGTTGCACCAGTTGAGCCTGTAGCACCAGTTGCACCTGTCATACCAGTTAATCCGGTAGAGCCAGTTGATCCAGTTGCGCCAGTTAATCCAGTCGCTCCCGTAGCTCCAGTTAAGCCAGTCTTTCCTGTAGGCCCAATGTTACCGCCGACAGCCTCAACCCATACGCCGTCGTAGTAGACATACACCGCGCCGTCATTTGCGTTAAACCACGCAGCGCCACTTACACCCGTCGGTGGTACAGCATCTACAATAGAGAACTGTCCTTCGTCTCCAGTTGCTCCAGTTGCGCCTGTCATACCGGTCATACCTGTTAAACCGGTAGCTCCTGTGTTACCTGTTAGACCTGTTACTCCGGTGGAGCCAGTTTGTCCAGTTGCTCCCACATTTCCGGTAGCTCCAGTTTGTCCAGTTGCTCCCGTTGCTCCCGTGCTTCCCGTATAACCTGTAGATCCAGTCTGTCCATCTGCTCCCGTGCTTCCTGTTGCTCCTGTAACACCAGTGCTACCTGTCATACCGGTTAGGCCGGTTGCTCCTGTTAATCCAGTACTTCCTGTTAGACCAGTACTTCCCGTTAGACCCGTTAAACCTGTTGCGCCGGTGTTACCGTTAGCGCCGGTCATACCTGTTAAACCAGTTGCGCCTGTAAGCCCAGTATTGCCAACGGCTCCTGTGTTACCAGTAACTCCTTGTGAACCTTGTGGCCCAACAATCTGTCCAACACTGCTCCATGCACTGCCATTCCAAACGTATAGATCGCCGTCCGCGTCAACGATGTATGCGTCATTTACAGCGTTACCTGTAGGAGGTAAGTTAACAACTGCCGCAACGCTTCCACGTACATTTATAGAAGTTCCCTGCGCACCTGTATTTCCCTGCGCTCCTGTCGCTCCAGTCATACCAGTTGCGCCAGTTAATCCAGTCGCGCCCGTTAAGCCGGTAGCGCCTGTTAGTCCAGTCATACCAACTGCACCAGTTACACCAGTTAAACCTGTTGCACCAGTTAAGCCTGTGCTACCAGTTAAGCCTGTTGCACCAGTTAGACCAGTTAGTCCATTGGATCCAGTTGATCCTGTTCCTCCAGTAGCTCCGCTATTCCCTTGAGCACCCGTTGACCCGTTAGTACCAGTAGCGCCAGTAGCGCCGATACTGCCAGTGTTGCCCGTATTGCCTTGCGCACCTGTATCTCCTTTTGCTCCCGTTAATCCCGTTAGACCGGTTAAACCTGTGTTGCCTTGCGTTCCTGTCGTGCCTGTGTTTCCCGTCGCGCCCGTTGCTCCGGTAGCTCCGGTAGGCGCTCCCGCCGGTCCCTGAGCGCCGGTCGGTCCAGGCACGGTTGAATCTGCACCGGTAGGACCCGCAGGTCCCTGTGGCCCTT